ATGCACTGAGTTTTCACTTTGAGTTTGAATGCGATACACTGGATGCTCGGAACTGGTGCATGGATTTCGGTGGGCTGAAACCACTTAAGGACAAACTAGAAGATTGGTTTGATCATACTTTATTGGTTGCCGTAGATGATCCTCAACGTGAAGAATTATTTCGCTTGGGTAAACTGGGTCTAGCGAAAATTACTGAAGTTGAAAAAACTGGCTGTGAAGGCTTGGCCGACTTCCTATATGAGTATGTGAATACCATTTTCCTTCCCATGTATGGTCAAGAGGAAGCGGAACGTATTTGGTGCTGTAGGGTAGAAGTGCGCGAAACTGATTCAAACATGGCAATGCGTGTGGGTCACAGAGAAGACCGAGAGTTTGAATAAAGAGTTCATATTAAAGTGGCTGGCCAATATAGTAATTGTGCTGGCCACAATCACCAATGCATTTGACATCATACCTGCCAATAAAGTATTATTTTTGTTAGGATGTGTGTTGTGGGCGTGGGTTGGCTTTGTATGGCGCCAGCCCAGTTTATGGTCACTTAATATTTTTTGTGGCCTAATTTACATAATAGGATTATTAAAATGAGTGTTTGGAAAATCGGTGGCTGGTTCAAACGTAAAGAGGATTCGGACGTTGTTAGAGTCAACGCTGTATCTAAACCACTGGTGTGGAACATGACCACACCTGGTGCGCAGGCACAGCCCAACCCTGGTCGCAAGTTTGACAATGCAAATGGTATAGGATTTACAATATATCCGGCCAGCGGTGGTTATATTTTGGAATTTAAAACATATGACATTGGTAGTGACCGTTGGAACACCAATTTACATGTTGTTCCAGACGGCGAAGATTTTTCCAAAGCCATAGCTGAAACTGTGACTTTGGAATGTTTAAGGAAAAAATAATGGCAAAAATTAAGGTAGCAGAGCTGTTTTATAGTATTCAGGGCGAGGGAAGATATATGGGTGTTCCCAGTATCTTCCTTAGAACTTTTGGCTGTAATTTTACTTGCGGCGGCTTTAATTTGCCACGGGGTCAATGCTCTAAAGAAGCGGATACTATCGCAGAGCGTATTGATCAGTTTAAGTTTTATCATGAACTGCCACTGACCAGCACTGGTTGTGACAGTTACGCAAGTTGGCATCCTGCATTCAAACATTTGTCCGATACTTATGATACTGATTCGATCGCAGAGTCAATCATTAAGTTATTGCCCTATAAAGCATGGCGTGATGAGCACTTAGTAATCACTGGTGGCGAACCTTTGCTGGGTTGGCAACGTGCATATCCAGAATTACTAGATCATCCGCTGATGGTAAACTTAAAAGAAGTTACGTTTGAAACCAATGGCACACAACCATTGTCAGATGATTTCAAAAGATATTTGTTTGTAAAATTTGGCAACGACAAGCAACGTCTTACATTCAGCGTAAGTCCTAAATTGTCGGTATCTGGCGAGACTTGGGACAATGCAATTAAGCCCGAAATTGTAGCATCCTATCAGTGGTATGGCCACACATATCTTAAATTTGTTGTGGCCACAGAAGATGATGTTTCCGAGGCAATACAAGCCACATCAGAATATCGCGATGCAGGGTTTACTGGGCCAGTTTATTTGATGCCGGTGGGCGGCGTAGAAAACGTGTATAGCATGAACAACCGCCAAGTAGCAGAACTGGCCATGACGTATGGACTAAGATATAGCGATAGACTTCAGGTGCCACTGTTCAAGAACGCTTGGGGAACGTGATGAAAATAGATTTTAACACCGAGGATATACGTTGGGAAATGGATTGGTCACAGCTAAAGGAAGATGGCACTAGACTATTTCCAGACAAACCCGAAAAAGAAATGATGTTTGAACCAGAAAAGGCTTTAGCACATTTGTTGATTTCGGAACAAGTGTTTATCAATAACCATTGGTGGAAAAGCGGGATCAAGAAAAACGAACTTCATCGATTACCAGAAAATCCCTGGCCCGAAGATGCTTGCGAAACATTTTGCATCTTTGTCAACTGCAATGACGTATTTGCCTGGGCCTGTGCTGATGCCGAAGAAATGACTCATGATGAACTAGAATCAGTGTATGAACATTTTGAAAAAGATCCAGTTTATGGTACTGTAGTTTGGTGTATCAAAAAGCGTCAACGGATGCCACAGGCGCCAGTATATAATGATATTCAAGCAGCCGGTATTTGGGATCTTGATGAGATCAAAAAAAGTTGGGAGAAGTAATATGTTTGAATCAATTAAAAAACTATTTGCAAAAAAGACTAAAACTACTAAGGAACTGGCCACGGAACGTGGTGAGCCCTGGGTGGATGTTATAAAAGTGGATGTAGATCCAAAAAGCCCCAAAATGGGCAGCTTTGAACTGGACTGGAATAATCATTTTGTTCAGTTACTTAGACGCAGCGGTTATAAGGGTGTCAAGGATGAACAAGTTGTGGATGAATGGTTCAACGACGTTTGCCGCAATGTGGTATTGGCAACATATGAGCAGGAACAAGCTGATCCACAAAATCGAGCTTTTGTAACACGTAAACGAGTTGACGATAACCGTAGTGAAATTGGTTAAAAACTGCTTGACTAATTAATTATATGCTGTTATTATAGCCGTAACAATTAACTTTGGTATATTATGGCTAGATATCTTTTGGTTGACCTTACCAACACGTTTTTCCGTGCTAGACATGCTGTGCATCGCGGCGCTGACACGTGGACTAAAGTAGGGTTCGCAGTTCATGTTACTATTGCCAGTGTTGGTAAGTGTTGGCGTGAGCAAAAAGCGGATCACGTTGTGTTCTGTTTAGAAGGTCGCAGCTGGCGCAAAGACTTTTATAAACCATACAAGGCCAATCGTGCCGTTGCTCGTGCTGCACTGAACGAAACTGAGCAGGAAGAAGATAAACTGTTTTGGGAAACACTGGACGATCTCAAAACGTTCCTGAAGGAACAATCCAACTGCACTACATTGCAGCATCCAGAGCTGGAAGCTGACGACTTGATCGCTGGTTGGATACGCAATCATCCTAACGATCATCATACTATTGTTAGCAGCGACAGTGACTTCCATCAACTGTTAGCTGAGAATGTTAATCAGTATAATGGTATTGCCGAAGAACTGCATACACTAACGGGTATTTTTGATGATCGTGGTCGCCCTGTTGTAGACAAGAAAACTAAGGAACCCAAGGCAGTGCCGGATCCCAAGTGGATTTTGTTTGAAAAATGTATGCGTGGTGATCCTACTGACAATGTTTTCAGCGCATATCCTGGTGTGCGTGAAAAGGGTAGCAAAAACAAAGTGGGTCTGCGCGAAGCATTTGCTGACAGAGACGCAAAAGGTTTTGCATGGAATAATCTGATGTTACAACGTTGGGTTGATCATAACGAAGTTGAGCATAAAGTGCTGGATGATTATCATCGCAATGTGACATTAGTTGATCTCAATGCACAGCCGGATGATATCAAGAAAAAGATTGATTCAACTGTAAAATCTGTGGAATCCAAAGCTGTAGGCACAGTGGGGCTTAAATTCCTCAAGTTTTGTGGCAAGTATGACCTTAAACGTATCAGTGACCAAGCGGAACGCTATGCAGAATTTCTTCAAGCAACTTACAAAGCCTAAAGTAGCTACTAATCTCAACATGGAGATCAAAGAGTCACCACCTATACCCAAACCAACTATCGCGGATTGGTTATTTAGGAAAAGTGTTCCGCTAGTAGTGTCAGCAGAAGATCGTGAACTGGTTGGTACCTATATCAAACCTGACTTGCAACATGGTCCATGGATCGCTGGTGGTGCGGTTCTTAGATGGTATCAAAATAAACCAGTTTGTGATCATGACGTTGATGTATTTGTTAAAAATGATGAACAATTTGAACAAGTCAAAAACAACATCATAAACAAATTGCATGGTACCATTCTGTTTAATAGTGACAACGCTACAACTTACAAGGTGTATATAAACCGAGACACACCTTATAAAATCCAATTGATCAAGCATTACTGTGACAGTTTGAAAGATTGTCTTGATCGTTTTGATTTTACGGTATGCAAAATATCAACTGATGGAGTCAGCTGGGTAAAAGGACAGAATTTTGACCGCGATTTTGAGTCTAAATCTCTTGTAATAGAGGGCGGTCTGAGACCGGACAGCATTAAACGAGTGGTTAAATACATTTGTTATGGTTACGAACCCAGCACAGATCTATTAGATGAACTTTACAATGATGATAATTTAAAGTTGGCTTTTAGCGATGATGAAGATTACAGAATGTGATGAGCGTTTTACCGGTGCACTGGCTTGGAGTAAGCTGGATCCCAAGCCCTTGCTGGTTTATGACTCGCAAACTCAAAAATATCTAGTTTGTTGGGAAGGTATTTTAATGCCAAGACCAGTCGCGCTAGCACTGGCAGCAAAGCATATATTGGGCATATATCCAGGCCCGTCGGTTCAACATGCACTCAATGCGACACTGGAAAAAACTACTATAATAGGCATAGAAGGCAGTGTAAACTATGCAATTAGGACACTTCGGGAAAAGATAGAGGACAAAAAGGATGTTCTTCGTTGGTTTGACAAACGCAATGCAATGGAGATTTAAGTGAAGGCACAACTTGTGGATTTAATCAAGGACGAATTTGCAGAACGCGTCGTTTTAGCAGAATTACGCGGCGCGATTAAGAATCTCAAACGTGATATCAAACAGTTGTCAAAGATAAAAGAGCCGGAATCGTGGCAGAAACGTGACCTGGAGTATAACAAAACAATTTTAACAGCTATGGAACAAGTTTACGATTATTATGGTGGCAATATCAAATGAACTGTGTTGTAACACTGGAAGAAGATGAATTTGGTTACCTTATTTTACCGCTGCCGGACGATTTAATAAGGTGTGTGGGTTGGCAAGAAGGTGACAATCTAATTTGGCACGATAATGGTGATGGTACTTTTAATCTAAGTAGGAAAGTTATTAAGGACAAACATGCGTAAAGAACTTGATGAATTGCTGTGCAGCAAATATCCCGAAATCTTTAAAGAACGGCATGGAGATCCCAGAAACACCGCCATGGTCTGGGGATTCAGCTGTGGTGACGGCTGGTTCTCGCTGATTGACCAATTATGCTTAACGTTGTCATCCGAAGCAATACGTTTACGCGATGATATAAAACACATGGAAGACATACTAGCTGAGCAGGACAAGTCAAAATGGCAGCAGTGGCAGCATGCCGCTTATAACGAAGAAAAACTAGCGGAAAAACGCAATTTGTTGGCGGAAGCCGTCAAAAAGATTCCGGTCGCTTTGCAGGTCAAGGAAAAATTTGGTGGCTTGCGGTTCTATGTGCATGGTGGCACCCAGGAACAACAGAACTATGTCAGATTTGCCGAAGGACTCAGCTATAGAATTTGCGAAGAATGTGGTGCCATGGAGGGAACAAAACTATATACTATGGGTTGGCATCGCGTACTGTGTCCCAAACATGCCATAGCTGAATATGGTGAGGATTTGAACGAGGCCGATGATGAGTAATCTTGTAAAACATGCAGAAATCGAGCTCAAGGCATTGGGTATGCTGGACAGCGGCGATGAAATGAACGAACTTATGTGTAAATCACTTTTAGAATTAATTCATACGTTCGCCGAACAGGGTCATAGTGGTTTAAGTGCCAGTTATTGTGTTGATCTGTTCTCTAAATTGGCTCGATTCGAACCGCTGGGCCCACTTACTGGTGATGACAGCGAATGGGTCAGGGTGGCGGAACAAAATGGACCACTGTATCAAAATATTAGATGTAGCCACGTATTCAAAGACGACGCTGGTGCATATGATATCAATGGGCGAGTATTTGTGGATTCAACTGGTGTTTCGTATACAAACGTAAACAGTCATATCCCAATAACTTTTCCCTACACACCTAAAACAGAATATGTAAAGGATTATTGTCAACAATGACAAACAAAGCAAACACTTGGCCTGAACTAGTAAGAACTATTTGGTCTAAAGCAACTGATGACCAAGTTGAACTGTTGCTGTGGGAAACGACCTGTTATCCCATGGGCAGTGCTGAGCAGGTAGAGCAACAACTACGTGACATATATACTAAAAGCAACGGTGATGTTGCTTTGGCACTGGAAATCACGTATAAGGAAATAAGTGAACAAATGGCCAAGAATGCAACGTGGGAGGCGTTAAGCTATGACTATACAAGTTAAAAAATTTGCCTGTGATTTTGAGTCTACTTGTGATGACAAGACTGATGATTGCAAAATAAAATTAAAAGCAAAACCTATTATTCAAAACAAATTCTGGATAGTAGATAATGGTAACGAAAGTGTAGGAACCATAGAACGATTGGAAGATGGTGTAGTTTACAACTCGGGCAGAACACGTACTTTGTTCAGCAGTTTGAACAATTTAACTGCTGATCTCAATATCGTTATCAGCAATGCTAATGCTTACAAGATAAAGAAGCCGGAACCAGACACTGGTGGGTATCCAACCACTGGCCGCGCATATAATGTGCTGTATGATGTAAAACATCGCACATACATTTACACCAAAACTGCAAAAAGTAAAAGTTATTTTTGTGCTGGTTATTTTGCAATCAAGTTGAATGGAACATGGGTTAAACAGTTTTGTCCCAAGTTGATTTCGGTACAAAGATACGAATTCATTGGTCCGTTCAAGACCGCGAGTCAAGTGAGTGTCAATGAGCTTACACATACAAAAGTTTAACCAACGTGTTCAAAACATGAATCAGTCCGGCGGTAGAGAATTAACGCTGGGTGCTCGTGAAGCTAGGGATTTACAATCGGAAATTTTTGCTCTGCTATCTCAAATAGCCGAAATGGAAAGAAAACTCAATCAACCGCAACCGCAGGGCCCTGAAGTAGCTATGGATGGTGGTGGGTTTAGGTAAACCCATTATCTGCTAGTATAAATATATGATAAGTGTAAATCTAAGGAACTTCGATGAGTAGGCCTAAACCAACGATACTAATTGAGCAAGTCAATAAAACAAATTATAAGTGCGATCAGATACTGAGCAGCGAAGGTATTTGGGCCGTTACTTATGAAGGATCACCTATTAACCTCAAGAGCAGCAATATGCTGGTTAATTATCCAGGGCCCAAATACAAAAAAACTTCCTTTAGTAATCCGGGACATGCTATCAACTTGGCCAAGAAACTTAATGTACAATTCAAAACTGACAAATTTGAAGTGATATTATTAAAAAGTGGTGACAAAATCTATCCTAAAACGCAAGTATGATTACACACTAGCCTTTTTGCGCGAAGGCGGGCACACGGCTGACGAATTAGAATCTTATTTCAATATTTGGTGGTATGCACCAACATCACTTAATCTACGTTTAAGTATACGCGGTTATGATTACCTAACTGAAACAATAAAGCTAGATAATTATAAAATTCCGCTGGGCGATGCACAAAGCAAAATTCTTTTGTTATTACAAAAGAAAATGGATACACCCTACTATCTACATCAAAAACGGAACTATGCGGTCTATTCGGATCTGACAATTTTTGCGCAGTCAGATGCAACAATGATTTTATTAACTGACAATAACTTGGAACGATATTTGAAAGACATGA